TCTGGATTTAGTACACCAATTATAAAGGAAACAAAACTGTTGGTTTTGTATTTTTCCACCAGTTCTTTAAAAGGGGTGTTCAAAAAACCAAGTATCTCATTCCTTTGTTCCTCATTTAGTCTTCCCTGAAATATTATCGGGGGTCTTTCAATTCCCAGCAGATCTGCCCAGGAATCAAGTTCTTCCTTATCCTGTATAGTTTCTGTTATCTTTCCTTGCTGATCCTTTTTATGGACATATGAAAGTATTAGGTTATTCTTTGGAAGATGGTCGTAAGCTATCTCCACAGGCTTAGTGTTTGAAAAATACTCCATACCAAATCTCCAACCTCTAGGTATTTTCTCTATTATATGAGGGGGCAAGGATTCTATATACTGGATGGGCTTCTCGTAATATTTTGAAATTGTCCGGTCAACCAGTGTTATGGGTTCGTTTTGGTTTCTTTTGAAAAACTTGAACTTCCCAGTCTCCCGATCCCTTTCAAAATTAAAAGACGATCCATCCATCTTTTCGTTAACGGTAACAAAAGAATCAAAGAGGCTGTCTATAAACTGCTTCCCCTTCTTATTGTAAACGTCATATAAATGGTTTATACCAGCCATTGCTTATTATGATTTCTTTATTTCTTTAGGTATTTCTAGACCAGCTCTCTGAATAAATTCCACATACTTTTCCTTTATTTCGGGCAATTTACCATATAGATCAAATCCCGGGTCATTGATTATAGAAAAAACATCCTCGAAAGTTTTTACCGAGTCAGTCGGGTATTTTTTGCCCAGGGTGAGCTCGATGAATTTTTCCGGGTTATTGGTTACAAATGTCTCAGTTCCGGGTATTTTGGAGGCCTTTGATAGTCTGCTCTTAGTTTTACCTCTAAATGACTTTGTGTATTTATATAAGCCATCGCTAAGAACCAAAACAGGGGTTTCATAGTCCAAAATCTCTCCGTTCTCATCGAATGTTTTTGGTTCTTTCCTTGCGTCTAAAATTGCAGAGAATAGCCAATTTCTATGTGCTGATTTGTATTTGCTTTCCCTTTTTCTGTAATCTGGTGAATAATAGATGAAGTCTGCCCATTCCATATCGGAAATTGGAATAAGATCTAGCTGAACAACACCATTTGAAAAGTTACCCCCTATTGGCCACCCAATACTTACTATGTTTAAACCCTTTAGGAAATTAACATCAGGGGTCTCTTCCAACCCAAAAGGGATTTCGGAGATAACTCTCTGATTTAGAGCTGCTGATATCTCCTTTATGTTGTTTTGAGTTCCCAGTGACTTGGAAAGTGATTTTGCAGATATGCCCAGATCTATATCTCCAGAAGTGTCACTTGGGTCCTCCTTTTTTCCTATGCTTCCTATTAATACAGTATCATCTTTTTTAATACCCAATGCGGGTATTAAATTATTGTATATAAACTCTAGGGTGAGTGGAACCTCATCTTCCCTTATTCGTCGCGATTTCTTTATAGCCGCACCGCCTTCGAAAAGCCGAACAAAATCAGAAAATCCCGATATGTGAGTCATCGATACCATTTTATATTCTAGACTTATATCTATTTAATATGCCAGTAGCATAATCAGACCAAATCTGTTGCTCCTCGTTTTGTGGATCGAAAATATTAAATGATTGACCAAATCTAGCCTTACCAGACTTTTCTAGACTATCATAGAATGCTGCAAAATCCTTTTCGGTGTAATTTGGTTTACTAAGATATTGTCTTTCCCACATGTCGAGATACTTAGCCCTATCCCTCCTTAAAGAGACTATGTCCGCATCATCCGGAATGTAGTCCATATTTAAATCCTTCTTAATAGGATTTGCAAACCTGGCTATTTTTTCTATCGCACGACCAAAGGTTCTCATTATTGCAGCCTTTTCAGCTGACTGAGAAGCTGATCCGTAGCTCTTTATAGTATTTCCATAATCCTCCAGGCTAGAAAGTATCCTACTCACTCCCGGGGTTTTCTCCTTCCTTTCAGCCTCAAAAATGTAATCTGTAAAGTTCATTAAATTTTCCATCCGGATACAAAAACGTTATTTTATCTATATATCCCGGGGATTATAGTTTAACCTTGAATATCTTATACTCAAAATTTTCCTTCTTGTATATCTCTATCCTAGATCTGCTATGCTTCATTAGATAATTCTCGTACCTTGGAGTCGTAAAATCGTCAACAAAGTCTATTATATTCACCCGCTCCTTACCCTCCATTTTTCTCATACCACGACCAAGACTTTGTTTTATCAGAACCTCGCTTTTATAAGATTCCACCAAAAATATGTTATGAAGATTATTTATAGATATACCGGTGGAGAACGTACCATATGTGGCTATTAGAACCTTATTAGAACCCTTAGCCATTCTTGATTTATATTCTTCCCTTAGATTTTCGTCTGTGTCTCCATCAACGTAAAATGCCTCCTTGTCTCGTGTTTTCTCCCTCAGGAGATTCCATATTTGCTTTCCATACTCGTCCTTCACAGATTGAAAAAGGACCAGGGAATTTTTTGATGTCTTTGATATGAAGTCAACGACATAATTAAGTCTCTTCTTGCTTTCTATAACGAGCTTTCTTTCCAGATTATAAACTTCATTGCCCTCCACATTATTGGAATTAAGTTTTAAATCGGCTAGTTTTTCTTTGTAATCCTGGTCTAGCCAGTCCATCACAACAATCTTTATAGAAACTGGAGTGGCGTGATTTTGATCAAAGAGGAATTTTGGTGATATTTCTACCACGACAGGTCCCAAAAATTGTTGTACTGTCAGGTGGTCTGCGGTTCCTCTTTTTGTTAAGGTCCCGGTAAGGCCAAACCTCCAAGACGATGTCATGCACTTAGAAACTATCTTTTTGATCGACATGGAGTTGGTGTGATGAGCTTCATCAACAAAAACTGCATCAATCCCATCAAAAAATTCTTGATCCTTTTTGACCAGAGATTGGAAAGTCCCTATTATAACATCACAATTTTCCCTCATCTTGCTGCCTCCTCCGATCTGCTGTATTCGCGATCCGAGTTTTTCTATCCCATAGTCGATAAAATCGTCGCTTCCCTGGAAAACTAGATTAGTACTAGGAACGATCATAAGAAATTTTCGAATCAAACCCTTGTCTTTTAAATAAGCAAATATCATAAACGATATTAGGGTTTTTCCTGAAGATGTAGCTATCTCTGATACAGTATATCTATATTTTATAATCTTCCATGCTGCTTCTATTTGGAAGTCTCTGGGTTTGATTTCACTGTCAGCAAAGAAACCGTCCGCCCACTCCTGGAAATCTTCCAGAGTAAGGTCCGCTAAAAATATCTTTTCTAGTCCCAGTATCTCTATTTCAATATCATATTCATCACCGATCTGATAGATCTCTCTCCATAACCCGATTGGAATTCTCCAGAAAGAACCCTTTTTCTCAACAAAGCATATGTTTCCGTCCCATATTTTTTTCTTTACGAGCGGGTGGAAATACCAGTTGTGGATTTTTTTGGTCAAAGAGAGCTCAATCTGCCTCTTCTCAATCTCGTCGGGAGAGTGGGTTAGCAAAAGCCATTGTCTATCTTCAGAAACTTGAAATCTTAGCATCCTTATTTAATCGTCCCGCCTCTCATATACTCTTCTAGTGCTATTCTTTGTCTATACCATAAAGCATATGATCAACGGTTTGTACTGTTTGGTCTATAAATCTTCTGTGTCCCTCGACAAGCTCTATTTTTTCACTTATATCGCTAAGGTCACCCTCTATAAGTGTTTTTTTCTCGTTTGCCTGGTACCTAACATCGCTTCTTTCAGAATATTCTTTCAGAAGACGAGAATTTTCTTTTCTTGATTTAGAATTAAGCTTCGATACGATTTGGGCTAGCTTAAAGCTATATTCTAAAAGGGTTTGTCTCGTTGTGAAAAGATCAACCTGAGCCTCACCAACCGTTTTTATGCTCTTAAGGTTTAAGGATATAATCTGGATCTTTTCCTTCCACTCAGACCTTTCCTGCTCAAAAAGTTTGTAAAAATCTACCCTTTCTTCTTTTTTTTCTTCCATACTAAAAGAGTCCCTCCTTTTTGTTTTTTCTTGACCTCTTGCTTATGTCAACCGTTTTAGAGCCAACAGACTTTTTACCCAACGGTCGTGAAAAAGAAACGTTGTTTATTTCTTTTAACCCATCCATCGGTTGATCCTTAAGAGTAACAGGAAACTTAAGTTTAGCCTCCGACTCAGCATCTAAGTCTTCTTCCCATTCTTTCATGTCCTCTATATTTATCTCAATTTTATCCATCAATAAAATATCGTAGATCGAGTTTATCATCGGTAAAGTAGTTTTCTAATCTTTTTATTTTCTTTCCGTTTGATCTTAAATGATTAACTAGCTCATTTAGATCCCATTTTTTCTGAGTACTCAAGGAGTTCTCTTCTAAAAATTTTCCCCAGTTAAAAACGGAGAATCCGTTCGACAATCTTTCAACTGATTTTTTCCTACCGGCTTGATCCCAGTCATCCCAGTACCTGATGTCATCCATCTCGAAGGGAAATTTATTTTCTACCGAGCAGAGAGCAACTGAATTGTACCACAACCAAGAATCCATAGGTCCCTCAAATATTGTTATTGTTCTATCAAAGCTGACTGTTCCTATGTTAAAAACATGGGATATGGGATCAACCTTTTTGCATCCGTCCAAAAAATCCGAGTCATCCTTCCTTAATATCTTGGACCATATTCCACTTAGGTTATAAGTATAATACTTCGAAGACCCTTTAATTGAACTCATGTTCCTTATCTGAAGACCAATTATCCTATTATCTCTGGTTAAGTTAAAGAGATAAAGTGATTCTTTCTTAGGATCCCATGCAAATTTTATATCTGGCTTTTGATTTCTTCTAAGGATGTATCCAAGTATCTTAGAGTCTGTAACTTCCAATAGGCCCATACGAGACATAAAATACTCACGGTCTATAAGATATTTTGATATGTCGTCTTCAAAAAAGAGAGATATATCTATGTCACCATAAAAAGATCTTCTCTTCTCCCGGTTTAATCTAATTATCTCCTTCAGATCCTTTTTTTCGCTTTCTGTTAACTTGCCGAAAACTTCAAAGTCTCTAAAGAAGGATTCACCATCCTTAAATATACCGCATCCCCCATTGTAGCACTTATATGAGTTGGTATCCAGATAAAAATTACCCCTCTTTTTTCGCGAATTGTCGCTATCTCCACAATATGGGCACGAGAAATTTAATCTATTCCCAGCTGCATATATCACCTGCTTAGCAGGATTTGATGGGAAAGATTTAAGTAATACCCCAGCTATTATTTCTTCCTGTCTCTTAGGATCCAAAATTTCTAGATTTAAAAAAAGGGGATTCCTAGAATCCAGGAATCCCCATTAAAATTAGAGAATATTAAAGATCTGCGTAAAGGTCGTCTAGGGAAGAAGATGTACTAGCACTTCCTGTGTTTGATGGAGAATTGCTCGGGGTTTCCTCCGCAAAAGACCCTACCTTTGTCTGTGATGCCTCGTTGTAGAATTCCTTGCTGGATTTCTTAGATGAGGTTGAAGGTGATGAGGTTGAAGGAGAGCTAACATTAGCACCACCTAAAATTTCATTAACCATTCTTCCGTCAGGGACAGTGTTTCTAATAACAGACATAACTTTTTCAGTTACCTCCTCATTCCAATCCTTATAGTCGAAAGACGTTAGATTCTGTGGTCCAGTTTTCAAGTACTCTATGATTTTATTCATATCGTCTTGATTTTTCTGCATCGGGGATCCATCTATAGTAATTGGCTTTCTGTCACCTACAAACTGGCAGAGATCGTAGTTGTTCCAATCACCAACCTTTCTAACATGGATCGAAAACTCCTTTCCATTAAAGAGGTCGAATGGATTAATAGGGTCACCATATTCTGGCTTAAGTTGGGATTCTATTAGATCATTGATCTTCTTACCAAATTTGAAAATCATTATCTTTCCCTCTAGCTCCGGCTTGTTTTTATCCTGAACTATCTGGATAAGTGAATAATAATCCTCTTTCCGAGAAAAACTTCTTGCCAATTCCTGATCAGCTGCAGAATGAGAATTTTTTAGTTTCCAAAAGATGTCCTTTAGAATTGATTTCTTACCCACTGTAGAAGGGCAGTCTACTGAGAATCCGTCCCCGGAAACTGGGTCATTTAGATACACATAGTATTTGTGTATTTTTGATTTCGCTGGTTCAGCCTGGTTAGGCAAAAACCTAACTAGAGCCTTGTAAACCCCATCTTTCCCATTTTCAGGGTAAGGTTTGTAGAATTCCAAATCCCTAGATTCAGTTTCTTTGGATTTGGTGACGAAGATGTCTCCGTCGAGATTGAAGATGTCCATTTCACTCATTTTGATTTGCTTTTAATTTTTAAATCCTTTTGTTTGTTGTCCTTTAAATTACCTTTAGTCCTTAAAGTTCCATGACTATATGGAATTTTTTATTTTTTGTTTCATTGGTCTGCTACCGGAAGGGTCCTTTTCTCAATGATATCGATCAGAGAGTGTATTATTTTTATGTGCATCTCCTGTATCCTATCAGCAAACTTTGATTCTGGTGTTCTAACAATAACACCAGGGAAGATCATATTAGATATCTCTCCCCCATTATTTCCGGTTAGAATAACACACTTTATCCCATTTTCCGATGCGTACTTTATTGCTTCTATAACATTTTTAGAATTACCACTGGTGCTTATGCCCAGAAATACGTCCCCAGGATTTCCCAGTGCTTCTAGATATCTAGAGAATATCTTATCATAACCAAAGTCATTGGCTACGCAAGTTATATGAGATGGATCTGAAATAGAAACAGCAGGTAAACCTCTTCTGTTGAGTCTCCACCTACCGGAAAGCTCCTCCGCAAAATGCATAGCATCACACATCGAGCCTCCGTTTCCCCCCGACATTATCTTATTTCCGCCGCTAACACATTCAACAAGTATATCTGCAGCCTCTGAAACAAGATTAAGATATTCAGGATTACTCAGAAAAGAGTTCAGGAATTCCCTGGCTTCCGAGTAATGTCCAATTAATATATTTCTATTTTCCTCCATATTGTTGGTTTTTTAAATAAAGGGATATCCAAGTAGCGTCTACCAAATCATCAACTGGTTTATTAACATTGCCAGATCCAGTTATCCACTCCTGAGAATTCTCCCTGAGTATCCTTTGGAATTCTACCATGTTTTTACCAGATTGTTCCGATTCATACAGAGAAACATACAGCTCATTTTTTTTCGCATTCCCCTTCAATGCAAATTTCTTTATGGAGGTTGGAGAAAAAACAAAAAACCGGTCAACCCCCACTACATCAACTATTCTTTCTCTAAGTAAGGCTGTTGCCATGGATATGTCTATTAAAGCGTTTCCATTGGATGCAAAACTGAGACCCTCCATGGCTACGGTAAACTCTCTATCGCCAACAAAATCCAAGATTGAGTTCCAAAGAGAATCAACTACCTCCAAAAAGTACTTTATCTTAATTCTTTCTCTCTCAGAATAATCGGAAGGGAGATCTTTTTTTTCTAAGAAATAAAGGGAAAAGAGATCTGACTCCCCCAAAATGTAATAGGGTTTGATCCTGTTTTTCTTTAGGGATTCCTCGCTTCGATCCGTTCTAGAAACAGAACCCCATACTAGAACATCATCCTCGCTGGATATACAGTAAGCTGGAGAGGATATAGAAAAATCTATTCCAACAAATAACATTAGATAGAATTTAAAAGATTAACTAAGCGGGTTATCTATCTTTACACTCTGTCCAACCTTACCAGTAAACTTATAAACATTAACAAGCTTTTCGTAGCAGTCCTTCATTTGTTTGTCGGTTAAACAATTAACAAGGTCATTTAATACCCTTTCGTCGTTTCCGCTTGCTGCTATAAGCATGTTTTTCATATGGTCTTTCTCACTAAGAAGTGGCTGACCATATTTCATTTCGTTTAGTTTCTTAAGATCTGAAAATTTTCTCATTGCAATCGAGTTTGTTTGTTTATATATCCGAAGATCGTCATCCGATTTCTAAATCTATGTCGATGTAGTTGCACTTAAACCCAACGGAAAATGTATTTGTCTGATAGTTATTTTGTGTGTAGTTGAGCTGGAGCTCAGAAAAAGATGTTATTGTAACCTCTTTAAATCTAACGGTGGTCATTATGTTACCGTCGTTGTCCAATAATCTGAGAGGTAAATCCTGTATAAACAATTGATCGTTCTTGAAATTTAGAAAAAATAGAACGGTTTCTAGGAATATCCAATAATTTGTAAATCCTTCAACACATCTGAAAGTTATATTAAACTCCCTAGTAAATAGATCCTGTATGGGGGTAGCGCTCTTATATGCTATTTTTTTCCCCAATGGTCTTACCTGTTCAACTGTATCTATGTTCATAGAAGGGAAAGAAACCGATTGTATGGTGCTGTTTATAAAATCAGGAACAGTATCATACTGTAAAGGCTGCTTGTAAACATATGGTTTATACTTCTGAACAACCTTCTCGGGAAAAAATCCCCGGGGAAAAACAAAATAGTAACTGCTGGCTCTTGAATTTAACAACATATATTACAATTGATTTGCCGGTTTTACTGAGCTACTTACGGATGTTGTGTTCCCCCCGTTCTGAACAACATTTTGATTCTGGAACAAGAGAGATAAATCAGAAGCCTCCAATATTCCGTTTGCTGCCTGTTCAAATTGAGATTGAGTTAGATTCGGATACGTTACATATCCCGGATTACCAGGGACAAAGAAATACGTGTATATCTGTTGGGGGGTCCACCCAGTAGCATCAAAGGAGAATATCAAAGTAGAAACCGCACTTACCAAAGAGCTTCCAGTTAAAACGGATGTTGCAACGGGGTTGTTCACGTTTGATGTTAATTTGGTATCGGAAACAGAGGCATCGGAAACTGGTTTTACTGATTTAACGGATGCCTTCTTACTAACAACGTCAGTACTAAGCCCAGGAATAGCATTATTTCTATAGGAAGGTAAAGTTGCATAAGTAGGAACTGGAGCCCTTGGTATAAATACAGGTGCTTGTATTACCTCCTCCCCGTCCTTTTTCCACTTTCCCCAATAAAGGACTGATGATGTTGTATCAGTTACCGCATTTCTTTTCTTTGTCTCTACAGTTAAGCCCTGAGCTTTTACAGAAACGTTAGATGTGTCTTTTTTTAAGGAAAGAGTTTTTGTCCCCTTGTAAGATATTTCGGTAATCCCCGAAAATGGAACTGCAGTAGCTGCTGTGTCAGAAGATGGATTTTCTTGATCCCCCATTGGGATGTTAGAGATGTAGTACTTCCTATCATTAAACTGGAGTATCTTTGATGAAACGTCCTCACCTATCTTAAATGCCAATTCACCCTTGGCCGGATTGGCAACATTTTTATCAACTATGCTAGGTATTTTAAGCTTAGCTCCTTTGTTATCAATGAAAACCATTTTATAACTACCGGATGACTCCAGATCTATCAAATTTGGTATACCGTCAGGACCATTGACATAGAACACAAACTTATAGTAGTTGTCAAATGGGCTAATCTCAACTACTGCATTTCCCTTTCCGTAGATTACCTCTTCAGTTTGTCCTTGCTCCGGAGAAAGAGAGACTACCCCAGTGGCATTAGTTTTTGCAATAAGGTTAGTTAGTGAAGTAGTAACCCTATTTTGCTGAATAAATATATTACTATATTTGACAACCTCCTTTACAGTTTGCTTCTGCTGAAGGTTTATCATATTTATACCAGGCTGGTCATAAAGTTTATTGTATACCTTATATGTTTGTGGATCCTGCGATATA